TGGTGGAGCAAGTGCAGGGGCTAAGTTTATAAGGACATACTTAGCAGCTTCTGCCACAACATTCCATGATGAATATTCAGGTGCAATAATGGAAGGTAAACCACCATCAAAAGCATATAAGATAGCTATGGTACATACAGCTATTGGTTCATTTGCTATGGCAGGAGCATCCACTCCAACAGAATTAAGAGCAATGGCTAAAGGTAATAGTAGTG